GTGGCATTGGCCAATCGCACCCACCCGGGACTTCGCGAGGCGTTTCTCGCAGAAGCGAACGCTCGCTGATTCGCGGCGTTAATTTCAACCAATCATCACTTCTGTGAGGAAAGAATATCATGAGTCAGTTTTTTGAAACGCCAGTTGTGCCAGATACAGCGGCCGGAGCTGTTGGCCAGTATCTTCGAGTAAAAACGCCGGGGGCGGTTGCTCTTGCCGGTGCACTCGATCAGTCATTCGGCACAATGGAATTGCCATGCGTTGCGGCTGGACCTTGCTCAGTGCGAGTCAAGACGGCAGAAGGCACTCAGAAAATGGTTGCTGCGACAGCAATCACCAAGGGAAATTACGTTTACGGCGCAGCATCCGGAAAGGTGTCTGCAGTCGCGAACGGGAATGTCGAAGGCATTGCCAAGGAAACCGTCACTGCCGATGGTGACATCATTGAAGTGCAGCCAATCAATCAGACCGTGCAGAACGGCGTGACTCTTGCGGCTGCGAGCGGGGCGATTGCACTTGTTCCCGGAACAGTTGTCATCACCAAAACAGGTTCACTCGCTGCAATGACACTGGCAGCACCAACAGCCGCGCAGGACGGATTGACAATCACTGTAACTTCCGCGACAGCATTTGCCCACACGATTACAGCAACAAGCCTGATCGAAGACGGCGTGACCGGCGGAGCCAAGACGACAGCAACCTTTGCGGCATTTGCCGGGGCCACCATCGTTCTTGTGGCCTACAACCTGAAATGGCACACGGTCAGCTTAAAGGCTGTCACAGTCGCCTAAAGAAGCCCGATGCGTTGCCGGGTGGCGGTGGCCACCAAAGCCCGGCGACTTTTTACCATGTTTCATAAATCGCGTTGCATCGGGAAGAAAGAAATGCAATGCCTAGTCCTTCAAGTAGCTTGGCTACACAGCGGCCAGATTTGGCCACGTTCCTTGAGTTCGATTTAGAGTCCGAAAAGGCTGGCTACATTGCAACGCAGGTGTTTCCTGTAATCAATGTGCAGAGTCAGGCCGGAAACTTTGGAAAGATTCCGTTGGAGCAACTGCTTCAGCAGCGTGACACGAAACGAGCACCCGGAAGCGGCTACGCTCGCGGGAACTGGACGTTTGAGCCAGCAGTCTACGCAACGGAAGAACACGGGGCGGAAGAGCCTGTGGATGACCGTGAATCGAAAATGTACTCCGAGTATTTTCAAGCGGAACAGATCAGCACAATGCGTGCCTTTTCTGCCGTGTTGCGAAATGCAGAACAGCGTGTTGCGGATGCTGTGTTCAACGCGACCACCTGGAACGGTGCGAGCCTGACAACGGGAATCACGAATGAGTGGGACTCAAACCACACGACAAACGCGGTGCCGATCACAGATGTCGAGGCGGCTGTCCAAAAGGTGTACGACAACTCTGGTCTGTGGCCCAATGCTCTGATCATCAATCGCAAGGTCTTCCGAAACCTTCGAAACCTTGACCAGATCATCGACCGTGTCGAGTCGGCCGGTGCTGGCAGCCCGTCAAAGCCAACCGACATCACTGCTCAGATGCTGGCTCAGGTTTTCGACCTGGATTACGTCATCGTTGCCGGAACCAGCAAGAACAACGCAAGGGAAGGTCAAGCGGCGTCCCCGACTCAAATCTGGTCAAGTGAATATGCGATGGTCTGTCGCATTTCCACGAGTCCTGACATGCGAGACGCTTGCATCGGCCGCACGTTCCACTGGTCACAGGACGGATCGTCAATCGGTGGCACTGTCGAAAGTTATCGTGACGAACGTGTTCGCGGTGACGTGATCCGAGTTCGCCACGATGTTGATGAAATTGTCCTGTATCCACAGGCGGGGCATCTGCTCAGCAACGTTACGACACTCTAAGGTTGATTGATGCCAACGACGTTCGACTCACACTTTGCAGCCGCAGGGTTCCCGATGTTGCTCGACAACTTCGGGGAGTCGGTTGTCTATTTTCCAAATGGCGGCGGGAGACGACCGATTATCGCCATTATTGAGCGTAACCCGCCTGCCATTTTTGATGCCTCTGGTAACGCTGTTTTACCGACAGCAACGATTCGCGTTTACAACTCTTGCCGGTCTGGAATCGCATCCAGCGAAATCAACATCGGCAAAGATGAACTTGAGTTTGTGTTGAAGGTTGGGCAGACACTTCCAAAGCGATTTTCATTCATGACTCTGATGTCGCAAGACGCTGGGGTCTGTCAGTTTGCGGTGGTTTAATGACAGAGCCTGTCAATGAACGAATCGTAGCAAATGTCCGCAGCCGCATGGCCGTGGCGTTTTCTACAGCCGTTCGTTCGGCACAGATTGCGACGTGGCAGCCGAAGGACTTGGTTGTCGTGGTTTCGCATGGTGATCCTGTGCCAAACGCTGAGTTGAGCTATCCGGGCAATCCGCCCGTGATTGCTTACGACATGCCGGTCATTGTGGCTGGCATCGTTAAGCCATCTGACGACGAAACGACGGCGATCGACACGTTCAAGAATCGCATGGGTGCGGACATCATTGCAGCGGCTACTAATGCAGCGAACTGGCATCAATGGAGCGGGCTGGCAATCAACACAACGCTCGGGCCAATTGAATCTTACACGGAGGAAACTGGCGGGCGATGCGGGGTGATGGTGACGTTGCTTGTGACGTATCGAGTTCCCGAAAACGATCCGACGACGGTGTCAGCATGATTGCCATTGAGATCAATCGCGCACAACTACAGCGGCTGACCGATGCTGTGAACGCGAGCGGGAAAAAGCTGTCGAAAGAAATCGCGGGAGCAATCAATCAGGTCAGTCGCAAGACGAAGCTTGAAATGGGCCGCGAGATCCGCAAGCAGGTCGCGATTCCAAAAGATGAGGTCGAAAAGCCTTTAAAGATAAAAACGCAAGCCACAGGCGAAAGCCTGTCAGCGATCGTGTCACTGAAAGAAACGCCACGACTTGGATTGCGGCATTTCGGGGCACGGCAAGACAAACGCGGAGTGTCATACAAGATCAGTAAACGCGGCGGACGCAAAAGAGTTAATGGGGCATTTCAGGGACCGAAGCCCGGCACTATGAAAACAAGCTGGAAGGGTAACGCATTCAGGAGGGTCACTCGCTCCCGACTGCCAATTATCAAACTGCTGGCTGTGTCGGCGTATGGGACATACAAGAAAAACGACATGGCTGGGCCGCAAGTTAAAGCCATCGAAGATGAGTTATCAAAGCAACTCGACCGACGAATCAACCTAAACGTGCTCAGAGCCTCGGGGCTCGTTACTACATAGGAACAAAACATGAGCGGACTTTTGAGACGTCGTCGCGTATTCGCTGCCAAAGTTGAAACGACTGTCGGAACAGCAGAATCACTCACTGGATCTGAAGCCGCATTTAACGCGGAAGATTTTACCATTCAGCCGAATATCGCTGTCACTCGACGACAGGGGCAAGGTGGATTCAATTATCTGCCGGGGATTCCTGAAGGAATGCAGGGCACATGCACGGTTCGTTTCGGCATGTCGTACAACGGAACGACGCTGCCTTCATGGGCATCTGTGCTGTTGCCTGCGTGCGGCTGGGTCGCCACTTCGCTTGTGTTGTCTCCAGTCACAGAACGCCCAGGCGGATCTGGAGGCGTAAAAACAATCACGATTGGTGAATACAAGGACGGTAAGCTTTCAGTACTTTCTGGTGCGATGGGAACATGGAAAATCATCGCGGAGACTGGAAAGCAGGCCGTGATTGAATTTACCTTCACGGGTAAGTACTCAACCAACGAAACAGACATCGCGATTCTTGCCCCAACGTATCCAACAGTTCTTCCGTTGCGTGTGGCTCAAGGTGCGTTGACGTGGAACTCTGTGGCACTCTGCACGGCATCAGTCGAAATCAATTCAGGCAACACAGTGACGATGCGTGAATGCGTCAATGCCAGCGATCGCAGTGGCTACGTGTCAGCAATCGTGACCGACCGGGCTCCAGTAATCACGGCGAATCCGGAATCGGTGCTGGTCGCTACGCAGGATCGCGACGCTCTTTGGCTGACCAGTTCAGCACAGGCGTTCTCGATGCAAATCGGAGCAACCGGGAATTCCATCACGATCGCAGCTCCGAAGGCTCAGTTAGAAAACAAGCAGCAGGGCGACCGCAGCGGAATTATGTCGGACGATTTGACTTGGCTTTGCACTGCCGGAAGTTCCGCAGATACTGAACTCACTATCACTTTTGACTGATTGATCTATGCCAATTGCACTTGAAGCAGGACAGCAATACCCAATCGTTTTAGATTCGGACGCTGCAAAATCGAAAGAAACACAGCCGACATTCCTCGCGAAGTCGCAACCAATGCGAGGGCAGTTGAAGGTCGGGCAGGTTCTCGACTTGTACACCGACAGCCCGGACATAACTATCGAAGACCTCTTTGCAAAAACGATAGATGTGTTGGCGGAGGTTTTGTGCGGCTGGAAAAACATGAACGGCATTGCGTACAGCAAAGAGTCTTTGTCAGACGTGCTCAGCTATGTTGAGGCCCGTGAATTATTGCGAAAGGTCATGCACAACCAATACTTGAGTCATGAGGAAAAAAAAAGTTTAGGGCAGCAGCCCTCATAAGGGCCGGGATGCTGTGCAAGTCATGCAGCACGACACAATGCAGAACGTTGAGTACGGAAAAAGAGCCGATCGAAATTGAGTGTCCGTCGTGTAATGGCCATGCGTGCGACAAATGCAATGACGGCTACGTGATGCTGGATGGTTGCCCCACGGCATACTGCTCAGCGATTTACACAGCTCTCGACGTTATCGACATGATCAACAAGGGGCACTTGCCGAGTTCTGGCGGAACGATGGATCAATCGGCAAGCATCATACACGCAACCCACTGGTTCAACAGCGAAGAAGCAAAGGTCAGGAATGAGCAATTCAGTCGACATACTGATTAAAGCTGATGATCAGGCGTCGAAGGCGTTGCAGAATGTCGGTAAGACGCTCGATACATCGGTTGGCAAGTTTCAGGATGCCGGTAAAAAAGCAAAAGCCGCTACTGAGATTATCGGTGCGTTTGCGAGTGTGACCGGATCAACCGAATTGGCGGGACTCGCCGGAGGTCTGGCTGGAGTCACGGAGAAAATGAGTGGCTTCGCTGAAGCTGCGAAAAACGGGGGCACATCCTCATTCGCATTCAAGGCAGGCTTGGTCGGTCTGGTCGGCACGTTAGCGTTTGGGCTGGGAAAAGCACTTGCTGACGTAATTTGGAAAACAGCGTCCTTCGAAAAGTCGCTGGAGTTGGCAGCCAAACAAACGCAAATGCTCGACAAGTCTGTGGCTGAACTGCAGTCGCGGTTGATCGCGAATCAGAAAGAAGACATCGAACTGATTCAAAATCCGGAGGAAAAGCAGGCCGCGTATCAGGCGTTACTGGCAGGCCTGAACAAGAACATTGAAGGCGTCAGCAAGAACGTCGAGCATAGCCGCAAAGAGGTAATGAAATGGGCGGAAGCCTGGAAGATCACGGGGGATCGCAAGCAATTCGCGAAAGACGCTGACGAACAATTAGCGAAGGACATTGAGCGTCTTGAGGCATTAAAGCGTGAACGTGATGAAATTGCTCGCAACACAGGGGAACGTGCAAAAAACATTGAGGCCATCAAGGCAGCAAACACGGCAAAAGAAAGGTCGCAAAGTTTTATTAACGATCTCAAAGAAGAACTGACGTATCTCAAAGCAACGCGCGAGGAACAAATTGCAATCGAAGCAGCAAAAAACGCGACTACAAATGATCGCGGCGAAGCTCAGCGTTTGCTGGAGGAAAGGGATGCAATTCTCGCGAAGCGTGAGGCGGAAAAGCAAGCTGAACAGGATCGGGCACAGGCCGAAGACCAGCGAAAACGCGAACAGGACATGATACGGCAAGAACGTGAAAAGGAAATACAGGCCATTGAAGACCTGAAGAAATCCGAACGAGAGCGGCTGGAGATCCAGCGAATAGAATTAGAGCAGGGCAAAGAGGCCGCTAAGGTAAAAGAACTGATGAACAAGGGAGTGGATGCGGCAACGGCCAAGGCTCTTGCTGCTGAGCAAGCTACCATTGATAAGCTAAAAGCCGACAAAGAAAAAAAGCCAGCTTTGAAAGACCTGCAAAAGTTGACAGCCTCGGAATCGCGACTGCTTACGAAAGGGGCATCAACGTCACTTCCAGAAATCATGCAACAGATTCTTGGGGAGCTGAAAGAAACAAGGCGGCAAGATAAGCCGATCAAGATTGATCCGCAACAAATGCGGATCTGGGATGACGTTCGAAAAAACACTGCCAACACAATGCAGATGGAGGCAATTGTCTAATGGCCGTCATCGACGCGACGAAAATGTGGTCCCGCGAAGGCGGAAGCAGCACATCAGAAAAGTACGACAATTTCGCGACGACGTACAGCCATTCCGAGGCGTATTTCGTCACGCACGCTGTCGACGATAACTCCGAAGTGATCAAGGAAACCGGACTGCTGCCAGCCTATGGATCGCGGCACGTTTCGGGTGTCGATTCGTTCCTTAAAGTCAAAACCGTTGAAAATGTTGGACCGATATCGTCAATTGTTAGCCTGCAGTATGAGGGCAAGCGATTTGACGCCACGGTTGACATTGAATGGTCGGACTCAACATCGACGGAACCAATTGACCGCGATTACAACGGCGTTGCGATCGTCACTGCCAACTATGAGCAGGTTGAGGGACTGACGATGGAAATCTCAGACCCGGTGGCCGTTATTCGTCGCAAGTTCTTTACGTTCAATGCCTACGCATTGGCGGCATATCGACACGCCACGAACTCAGATACGTTTTTGGGATGGCCGCCAGGAACCGCACGAATCGTTGGCTACTCTGCAAAGAATCAATTCAAGTTCGGGCTGCCATTGGAGCAATGGGACGTGACAGCACGAATTCAGTTTCGCTTGCCTTTAATGGGTGCGACGTCTTCTCAGGCGTGGTACAAGCGATGGAGGCACGAAGGGCTACTGATTAACGGGTCAGCAACTCCAGACACGACTGTTGTGCCGGTGCGGGCGAGAGACCTAAACGGGCAGGAAGTAACAAAGCCGGTCCTGCTAAAACTGAACGGAACGCAGGAACTGGACCCGGACGCAGCCGTCTGGAAGTATACGCAGATTTACAACTCACTCCCTTACGCATCGCTAGGGCTTTTGTAATGGCCAATTCATTCAAGTTCACTTCGCAACTTCAATTCGCTCGTGACAGCGTTGTGGTCGATAATCCGCCGATGAAAGTGGTTGAAAAGACTACGACGTCCGAACTGAAAACGCAGAACGTTCAAGTCGTTGGAACGACTCACGAGGTCATTGCGGCCGGAGATGTGACAGACAGTGCAGCCTGTCGAATCGAGAATCTACACGCCACGGCAATCATTTCGGTCGGCGGTGACGCGGCGGGATCATTTGTCAAATGGTTTGACGTGCCCCCAGGCGAAGTGGCATATCTTCCGCGAGTCGGCGCACTGGCATCGACGTATCTGGATTCCGACACGGCATCTACTCCAGTTCAGGTGACACTGATTAAGGTGGTAACGTAACGTGGAAGCTGCGTGGTTTACCCCCGAGCAAGGTCGCGAAATGTGGCAGGACTACCTGCGACGAAAGCAGCTCCCCGCGCAGCAAACGCAGAACTTTCCGAACCGCCGTACACTTGACGAGCCATCTCCGCACCGCGTGTTCGTCTACAACACTGGCAGCGAAATCATTCCGGCCTATGCGTGCATGAGAATTACGGGCACGCGGAACATTAACAACGTAACTGCCATCGACGTCGAAAAGCCGACGACGACAGATGGCGAGTTTCTTTTCAATTCGCAGTTTCCGATTGCTGTCCCGTCGTCTACAGAAACGGGCGTGGGATGGGCGTTTCGGTTTGGCGTTGTCATCATGACTGGGGCAGATCCGAGCGAACCCGGAATTGAGTATTTGCCGATTGTTGGGTCATGGGAAGTCGAGGAAGGTGCGGGGCCGTTTGTTGTTTACGGGCATCAT